CCCCCGGGAACGGCATGTTGCTCCATCAGTTCAGCCACCGTGCCGGTGAAATCGATATGATGTATCTCCCGCCCATCCTGCGGGCTGAACGGATTTTTTACCAAAACCAGTGTGACCATTTTCATTCCCCTACATATTCGTAATACCCCACGATGACCCGTTCCCAGGCCGGATTATCGATCCGGTCGATGCATACGCCGATGCGCTCCCTGGCATGGATGAACCTCCCCTCCCCGATATACACCGCCGTGTGGTTGACCACCCCTTCCGGGGATCCGAACCGCATGGCGATCAGGCACGGGGCTTTCGGTTCCTTGATTTCCCGCCAGGGATACTGTTGCGTGTAATTTGTTATCAGCTCGCTGATCTTTTCCATATCGGTATAGCTTTTGTACTGGTCATCGTACTCCGGGATCTGTTTCCCGTACTCCTTATAGACTTCTTTCACCAGGCCATAGCAGTCCAACCCGGTCTTTTTGTCCCGTCCCTTGTTGGCAAACGGGACGCCGATCAGTTCCACGAACCTCATACATAGCCCCTCCCCTTCCATTCTTATCAGTAATAAATATTATTAAAATTATTTTTTATTCTATCGGCTTTTATAATATACTGTTGTTCATAAAGTCTGATTACATCTCGTTTTATCGTTTCTTTTTTTAATTTTAAAGAATTTTTTACAAAAAATATTGACAATACTATTAGGAATAATTATAATTAAGTAAACAAAATCAAACATATTACGATTTTGTTCAGCCATACCAAGAGCAATTCCCATCCTTCTCCTTTTTTGATCCCTATTTTTAGCACAAGGTAAAAAGCCCGCATCTGGACCATGCGGGCTTTTTACTTTGCATTTTTTATACATAGACCCCTTTCTGATCGATGCCGGGGAATCCCCCGAACCGCTTGCTGTTCTTGTGCGCCCGGCAGTCCGCCAGCGTATGCAGGCAGCTTTTGCTGCTCCCCTTGTATCCGCAGCGGAGTCCCTTGTAGGCAAAGGGACAGTTGTTTTTCATATAACGATCGAGGGGCCTGCGGGTGCGCGCACTGTAGTCAGTGCCTAACGTAAACTCCACCCACTGCTCGTCCACTTTGCAGGACAGCACCGTGTACACTTCCTCCAGGTCGGCATTGCCGTTCAGGTTCAGGGAGTTGACCACCCGGAGGATCACCTCGGTGCCGACCCCGCCCCCGGAATCTTCCACGTACCACTGCAGCCCCTGGGTCACGTTGCTGACCTTCAGCGACACGTTCGGGTCTGACCCGTCGCTGTCCTCGCTGGTCTCCCCAATCTCAAACGGGAACGCCTGGTAGAGCTGTCCCTTCCAGGTCACGTCCTCGTTGTTGTAGCAGAGATACACCGTGTTCTTCAGCCGTATCTCCAGCAAAATCAGAAAACAGCTGTCGGTCGACAGTTTATTTTTTTCTTTCTTGGATATGGCAGAAATGGAAAGCATGGCCTCACACCTCCGTCAGTTCGATCGTGCCCGACCAGTAATGCAGCGCCTCGTTGGTCCATTTGCCCACGCGGGTAATGCGCACCTCCACTACTTCCGCACCGCCCCGGTCGTCAACAGAATCGGTATTCGTCCAATTAAAAGACCGTGACGAAAACGACACGGTCTGTGAGATAAAATTCATCAATGTTAAATATTGCTCCCTGGGAAGGTGGTTCCATTTCAGCGTCCACTTGCGCCGGCTCCGGGTGAACTTCCGCCGGGACTGCTGGGACCCGTCCTCAAACTTGGTGATGATGGAGTTGTCCTCGTATTCACAGTCGAACGGCCATGCCGGTGGGTCTATGGAAGTTGGAAATTGTATGGCCATATCAGCTCATCGCCCCTTTCATCGTAGTCCGTATTCCCATCTTGTTCGTAGCGATCGCGTTCAGCATGACGGTGACGATGTAGTTCTCCCCGTCAAAACTGCTGCCGGTCTCCTCTGCCGTCATCGGCACACCACTTTCATTGGTAATGTTCACGATGACGTTCGGCATATCGGTTCCTCCACTTCCACTTTGCAGGTTGGAGGAAACATATCCGCCACGGGCAAACCGCCGGACAGTCCCAGCATTGATGGCGTCCAGCACCGGAAGCCCCACGCGCCGTACCGCATCCGCTTTTATCACATACTCCCCGTCCGAGAGCATGGCGGGGATGCTGTCTGACGTTGCCGTGCCGGGACCGGAGATAACACCGCCCGTGGCAAAGTTTCCCAGCCGGATGCCCAGGACGTTCGCCGCGGCCCCGTGTGTATTGAAGCCGCCAGAGGCAACACTGCCGCCACCGCTAAAAAATCCCGGCATGATCCAGTTCAGGAACTGGTTCACCACCTGGGCCGCCATGGTTTCGGCGATGCTTTTCACGATGGAATCCAGCAGGCCGTTCAACAGGTCCATAAAGGAGTCACTGAAACTTTTCTGCCCGGTCAGCACATTCTTAAAGAAATTTTCAAAGCTGCTCTGGCTTTCCATCACGATATCCGCTACCATCTCGCTGGTGGTCCGGTGGGTCAGCAGCCAGTTATCGTAATATCGCTTCATCAAGCCCTGCCGGGTGTTGTAGGCGTTCAGCGTCGCCGTGTTTTCTTCCGACAACGCTTCCTGCAATTTTTCCAGCGAACCCGTCCGGTAGGCATCCTCAATTTCCGCCAGGATATCCTTGCACTGGGCATGGTAGGAAACGATCTCATCGTCGTACTGCTTGTTTGCCGCCGCGATATCGATGGCTACCTGCTTTGCAAGGGACAGTTTCCCGTTTTCCTGAACCTCATAGGCTACTCCCTGTTCCTGCAGGTTCTTCACCAGCCGTTCCCGTTCGGTATCCGACATGCCGATATACTGCGTCTCGAACTCCAGCCAGCGGTTTTTGATATTCTCTACCGATTTTTCATGGTCTTTCTCAATTTCATAGACGGCCTTTTCCGCGGCGGTCATATAGGCCGTCTGCAGGTTGGCGCTTTCCCGCATGGCGTCGTTCACGGACTTGCGGGCGGAATATTCCTGCTCGATGCTCCGCTGGAGTTTCTGCCGGCGCTCCTGTTCTTCTTTCTCCGGGTCATCCTGTTTGCCGGAACCGCCCTTGCTTTTTCCTCCACCGGAATCACCGCCACCGACAGCGCCAAATACATTTTTATATTTTTCCACATCCGGCGCCTTGGGCGTTTCTGTTTTCTTCACAGGATGTTTTGCCAGGTAGGCCGCCCGTACCGCCGCCAGTTCCTCCTCATCCGTGACATGGGTCTCGGTATAGGTGTCGAAAGCGTCCTCAGCTTCCATGTTGATGTCCTGCCGGTAAAAGGCCCCGTCCGCGCCACGGCGGTACTGCTGGTTCCCCACATAGATGTCGCCGATGATCTCCTTGGATTTTTCCTGCTTGAACTCCACCAGTTTCTCAAAGGCAAAGCCGATGGCAGCCGCTACCGCGTACCATCCTCCTACCAGGTTCCATACATTTTTGGTAAGGGAGGACACCGCCCCGGATGCCGCCGCACTGGCTGCTACCATCTTGCCTCCCGCCGCCTGGGCCGCTGCGCCCGTGGTGGCGATGGCCTGCACCTGTCTCGCCGCAGAAATCTTTGCCTGGGTGTTCATCTTCTGGTAGGCCGACCGCATCTCTGCCTCAATCCGCGCGGAAGTTTCCGCATACTTCATCTGGATCTTCATGCAGGAATCGGTGATGATCTTTTCCTTCTCCGCCTCGGTAATCTTCCGGGCATTGACTTCCTTGAGCATCAGCTGCTCTTCTTTTTTCTGCGCGGTCTTCAGCATGTTCAGCCTTCGGGTGATGGCGGCTTCCTGTACCTTGGTCACGCCCTCCATCGCCACCGTGGCGGAACGGAAACTTCCGGCCCAGTCCACTGCCTTCTGGATGGCCATAAGAGCCTTGTAGGTCACCATCAGTTCCACCATCCCGGTACCAAAGGACACGATCTCTTCCTTGTTCTCCGCTACCAGCCGTGCGGTCTCCGCCAGCCCTTCCGTGATGCCCGGAAGGTATTCTGCCACGATGGGGGCAAGCAATGCGCC